ATCCTTGAGCTGCTGTTGTGGTAAATGCTGAAGCTGTTAATACAGTTCCGTTCCACATTCCGTCATCGCTTTGCATATCAACTGAAGTAGCAACTATATCTCCCACAGGGCTTGACACACCATAGTTAGTAAAATTACCAATACCAAAAGTTGTACTATCGCCTGTATCTAAGCCGTCAATACCCATAACAAAATCTAAGTCTGCACCACCAAGTAGTGGCTGAATAGTTGCGTCTGCTGTTGCGTCAAAAAAACCTCCTAAAGAAACAGTTCCGTCTTTATCTCCTGCTACATAAGTTTTATTTGAATTTCCAAATGTTGTACTCTCAGCCGTGTCTGCTGTTCTTGTTGCGTCTGCATTACTAAAATAAGTACTAAAATTAGATGAGTTTAAATATACTTTAGTATCTTTACCATGTTTAAAAGCCATTATCTTTTTCCTGTTCCTCTATTATATCTTCTTCTTCTGTAATTATTCTTCTTCTTGTTTTTCATGCCACGCTTCGTTTTCTTCTGTATCGGGATCATCAGCAATAAAATGACCTTTTTCATCTCTAGCTCGGATCAATTCCTTTTCTTTTTTTTCATCATATTTCTCTACAATGTTTTGCTCTTTTAACCATTTAAGACTTTTCTTTGGTATTACATTATCTTCAATAATAGATCCTGCTTCTAAATGTTCATCTTTAACATCAAAGCCAATATTAACTTTTAATTTCATGCTATTACTTCTACCTCAAATTCTACGCCTAAATAGTCTATGTTATTCACAGTATACACACCATAATTACTTGCTTCAACAACTCGACAAGATTGTGCCGAACTATCTAATGTTTGATCGCTTTCAATTTGAGCCTTAACACTTGAAGCACCACTACTAGCTAAATATGCGTCTAAGGTTTCTTGACTATCCTGTGCGTCCACTCTACTGACATAAAGCAAAACAGGTATAGTATATGTATCAGCACCTCTAGCCATTGAGGTATCATATTCTAAGGTCTGTACAACACCCACTATTGCAGTTGGTGGCTCTATACTATCGGGAACATAATTGTAAACACTTAACGAACTTATATTTCCTAGATTAGTTCCAATACCATTTCTTATACTTGTTAATGTAGCCATAAGAAAATATTAACAGGTTTAGCTTTTCCCTTTTATCTATTAAATAAAATATAATCTCGCCAACCACTTGCAACTTTCTTTGGTTGCTTGATTTCAATTTTATCTTCTTTCCATAATATATTCCAATTAGACCATATCCAATCTGTGTAACTATCTAACCACTCAACTTCAGTTACTTTGTTGGTTTCTTCATCTATTATTTCGCCATTTGCCCAATGCTTCAGAAATTTCTTAGCCTCTTTTGGGCTATCTGCCTCTAGTTCAACTGTAAATTCAGCAACTACTTTGACTTCATATACATTTGTTTTTTGATCACGAGTACCAAGATCATTAACTATTGAACTAAAAACTTTTTGTGCTTTTGCCATTTCACCCCCTTAATAACTTAGTTAATTATATCATATTATTAAGAGTTAATCAAATCTTAGATTTAACGCAACTTTGCAGGTCTTGATTTTTTCCACATTAATTCAACAGATTTACTAGCTTGTTGTAAAGCAATTTTTCGTTGTGCTTCTGTCTGTTCATACCCCATTTTTATAAATGGAATGATCGCAGTACCTTTTTCTGATATTGACTTTTGAACTAAAAATACAGGTATTCCTTTAGCGTCAGCCCATTTCTGAAGTGCTGAAGCAGGTGGCCAATGAGGTTTTGTTCTACTGAATTTATCTTTATCTTGTGGATATTTAAGTCCTCTATATTTATAATTTTTATCCATTGATCCATGAACATAAGAAGCATAAGGTGTTGTAACAAACACTTTTATCCCACCAGGCAATCTTCCTTTATCTCTTACTCTTTTATATTTTATTTGAGATTTAAGTCTCCCTGTAAATTCGGGTGTCTGTGTTTTTGCTTGTTTTTTAACTATTTTCCCAACAACATTGAAATAATTTCTTAGTGGTTTATATAATAGTTTTTTCTCATCTAGTCTTTTTTTTAATTGTATAGCACCCTGTACTTCAACTTTGAATTGCTGTTTAGCCATTACAAAGTTCTTTTAATATATTTTTTAATAAGTTTCATAGCGTCGGGATCAAACTTATTAAATAATTCTCCTGTACCTGTTTCGGGATTTCCATAAGTAGAGAATGGGCTATCTTTTCTTTTAAATAGTCTTGTAGCTTGTAATAGAGTGGCTTGTTTGATTGCATGAGGAACTGCTGAGAAGCCCCATTGTGCTGTTATTTTTATTTGTTTAACTATTGTTGGATCAAACCTTTCCGAAGATCTTGTGTCTAATATTGTAATTTGAGTTATTGGTTGGTATTGAATGCCGTCAACTTCATTTCCTGCGTCTAAAGGCTTTGTGTAAAAATCTGTGTTTATTGTAAGTGTTGTGTCATGTGTTCCGTCATCTGAAGTATCTAATAAAACTGCTAAACCACTTGGGCTAGATATATCGGGTACATCTATAAATAAAGCATTGTCGGGTGTGAAGTATTTTGTGTCTGAGCTAGTTTGATAAAAAAATCGATCACAAATTCCGTCTATTTCTCTACTTGCACTATCTACTGCATTTTCTAAGTTGTCATCTTGGCCACTACCACTTAAACCGAGATAGGTTTTTAACTCTGCGAGTGTGCAGTAGCCATTGGTAATGGCCATAAGGAATTACTTCCCTTTATTTTCAGCAGGTGCTTTAGCTTTTTTACCAATACCCCATTCCTTAGCTTGTAGATCAGATACTTCATGGCCTTTTACACCAAGTAGTTTTCCTTTTCTCCACGCTTTAGGTAGGTTGTTATCAGTAGTTTCAGCGATCTTACCTGCGTCATCTATCCATACATATTTTTTTAAAATCATTTTTTCTCCTGACTGTAACTCGTCCTTACCATTAAAGCTTGAACGAGTTACTAAAGTCATAATTATTTCTAAGTTATCCTTAGAAGTTTGATATTTTAGCGAAAGCTGTTGCTCTATAAATAGGAAGTCCCATTCGTACAGTTGCTTTCATTACAATAATATCTTTTACAAAGTTTTCATCATGGCTATCAGACATAGCAACTTCCATACCTTGTCTTGCGACTATATGAATAGCTTGTCCACCACCAAATGTTCCAACTAAGCAATCTCCTGCTGAAATTTCTGTTGAAGCTACAACAGGAAGTCCCCAAATTGTTGGTGCCACAGCTGAGTTGAAGTTACCTGCTCCTACAAATAATGGATTTAATGATCCACTTGTTGTAACTGCATTTACTTCTGTAACAACTTGATACCAATCAGATGGGTGCATTACGATTGCGTCTGGTTGCATAAAAGCGTCTTTCTGAATTTCAGTAATCGCTTCAAATAGCTGACCAATTCTCTTTAGGTTTCCACTAAATGAGGAATAGTTAAAGGAATTGATACCAGTCTTGTTAAGAATACCTGTGAGGTTCACGCCTGAGCCTGATCCTCCAATGATTTGGTCAGAAATTGTTTGTCTAACCATAAACCTTAATCTGCTGTCAATGTAACCTTGAGCCGCAGAAACATCAGCTAGAAGTTCCTCAGTCATTGGAATAAAGGCACCAATTTTTCTGATCTCTTCTGTTCTCTCTGTGAATGCTAAAGCATTTTCTCCGAGAGCGCTTCCTTCTGCTGTTGGAGCCGCATTATTAGTATATGTAGTTTCCTCTAGGTACTTATACTGATATTGATCAGTAACAATAGTATCTATTAAATTAGGAATTACATAAGGATCTAACTGTGCGCTTTCCTCAATTCTTGGTGCTCGGACTACGCCCGGTGGCCAAGTAGTTTCAGTAACAGTAGTTTTAGTTTCTACTCTTGGGTCCCACTTGAGTTCAGATTTAACATTCTTTATGCCTGTTTCTACATATGATTTATAAGCATCAGACTCAAGAAATGATTGTCCAATACTTTTCGGTGCTTGGTTTTCAGCTTTTTCAGTATGTATTGCTTTTGGCTCTACTACTTTTCCAGCTTCAACAGCACTTTCGAGTTCTTTCTTTTCATTTTCTATCTTCTGCGCTTCTTTAATCTTTTCAGTAAGTTCAGACATTCTCTCGTTTCTTTGAACCCAATTCTCAGAAGTATCAGCGTCAAAGCCAGTACTATCTATATCCTTAAATTCGTTGAGAGTGTTTTCTCTTAGCTCTTGTAGTTCCTTTTTGAGTTCTACTAATTTACTCATTATTATTCTCCTACAATTCAGGATCAAATGTTTCTAACAACACTTGTTCCGTTTCTAATAACAAAGTCGTGTCATCTATTTCTGCTTTTTCTTCATCATCAGCACCTGCAACATCAAGTAATGTATCTATATCTTGATACACTTCTTGGATACTATCCTGTAATTCAGATAAAACAGCCGTAGATCCCTCCGACAATGTTTTTTCTTTTGATAAGCGTAAGGCAGTAAGTGCCTTTGCTCTTTTTAACACAGCAGATAACTTGGTAAGCAACTCATCTACATCTTCGTTAAATCTTGTTCCTGTATTTTCATCTTCAATATTTTGTTCTTTAACAGATACAGTTTCTGTATTTTGATTTGCACCAACTAACACGGGGCTAACTTCCCATACTTGAACATCTTTTAAGTATCTAACATCTACATCTGTTCCGTCTTTAGTAAAAGTACCATTTTCGCTATCCAACACTTCATATCCGAATGACCATTGTTGTAGATCGCCCATTGCTTTAACTGTGTTAAAAGCGTCTCTACCTCGTTCTGTGTCCATTATGAATTGACCTTTGAATGTTGCTTTGCTTTCATCAGAAACTATTTCGCCTCTACCGATCACATCTTTCCAATCATGAGCCCAAACCATAGCAACACCTCTATCTCCATATCCCGATTTTATAGAATTTGGAAGTACGACATCATTGTCGCTGTCTATTTCGTTGAATACCGAAAATACTGCTTCTACTTTTCCCTCTACCTCATTAGTGGTAGTTAATTTCACTTCTTTATGTTGTAAATTTTTACTCATAATTATCTCCTATTATATCTTAACTTCGTGAAAAATCATAGTACACCTACAATTACATACTAGCCCAGCAGGAGCTCCTTTACTACTATCTCCGGGATAAT